TTGAGACGGCTCTTGCTCGTTCTTTTGCGTCTACCGACCGACAGAATATATGGACGTTAAACCCGGATAGACCCGGACATTTCATTTACACTGACTATATTGACAAGTACAGAGACGCGCAGATCCCGGGATATAATTACTTCCACTTTACGATGGAAGATAACCCTGCCATCACACCGGAAAGACTAAACGAGATACGCGCTCAATATACGGGCGTGTTTTATCAGCGTTACGTGCTTGGTCTACGTGTTGCTGCCGAAGGTGCGTGCTATCCGTCATTTACAGATGCAAACATCATTGACAAGCTGCCGGAAGAAAGAATATTGTTTTCCGTGCTTGGTTCTGACATCGGCGGTAATAAATCGGCTACAGCCTTTGCCTTAGTCGGCTATTATCTCAAAGATAAGAAGATGCACGCTGTACTGATTGATGAAATATACGACATTGAAAATAAGAACACCGATACTATATTAAGCAAATGGCGCACGTTCGCAAGCAACGTAAAAAACAAATATAATTGCTATGACTGCTACACTGATAGCGCGGAGCAGTTGATACTCAAGTCAATGCGTGATGCCGGAATAATGAATGTTCATAACTCGCTTAAAAAGCCAGTGATTGACCGCATAAGATTTTTAGATATGGCATTTGCTAACAAGCGGTTTTACGTAATGAAGCACTGCACCAAAACAATAGACGCTATAAGATCAGCGGTTTACGACAGCAAGAGTCAGGAAGAGAAAAGACTCGACGATGGAACAACAAACATCGACTCACTTGATGCTATGGAATACGCCTTAGAAAAACACATGGGGGATTTTATATGATACTCAAATCAATTTGGAATTTTATCACAGGAAGGAAACTCCCTCAGGATATTGTTATGTCAGACGAGCTTATAAACAAGTGGCTTGACATTTACCACGGTAAAGCTGATTGGATTAAGTACTCTTACCCATCATTGACAGGTCGCAAGATAGAACGCAGACGCAAATCTTTAAATGCAGCAAAGCTTATATGTTCGGAACTATCGCGCCTTGTGTGGTCGGAAATGCCGGAAATGAATATTGACGATGACATAGAAAAGTTTCTCAAAGAAAATAACTTTGAAAATAAAATGGTTCAGTTTACTGAATACGGTGCGGCGGGTGGCGGTTATGCGTTAAAGCTTTATAGCAAAGATTCAAAGCTAAAACTCGACTATGTGCCAGCTAATATGTTTATTCCGGTAACATGGGATAACAAACGTATAATTGAAGCTGATTTTCTCAGCCGTGAAATAATCAACGAAAAATCATATCTTAAAAAAGAAAAGCATCGCAAGACAGAGACGGGATATATTATTGACGTTGAAATATATGATGATAGCTCGGAAGGAAGCTATAAACGCATTCAATCTTTAGAGCCCGAATCAGTTGAAATTACAGTATCAAGACCGTTGTTTGTCTATATCTCTAATCCTGAAGCAAACAACCTTTCGTTATTCTCACCACTCGGTATATCATTATACGCTAATGCAGTAGACACACTTGAAGCTCTTGACATTGCCTTTGATGCATTAGTGCAAGAGATTGTTCTCGGTCGCAAAAGGATTATCGTTCCGGCAAGCGCAACACGTCTATTCGTTGACACTGATACCGGAAAGCGTGTACGATACTTTGACCCTTCAGATGAAATCTTCCAGGCGTTCAACCCCGAAGACGCTCAAAATATCAAGATCACAGACAACACCGTAGAATTGAGAATTGAAGAACTAAGACTTGCAGTTCAGACTCTACTTGATGTTCTTGCAACGCAGACAGGTTTTAGCGCGGGCACGTTCTCGTTCGACGGCGTTAGTATGAAGACCGCGACCGAAGTAATAAGCGAAAACTCAAAGACATTTAAACTTAAGCAGTCTTTTGAGAATCAGATAAAAAGCGGTGTTCTTGACTTGCTAGAGACTATCAGAGAGATCGGCGGTCTTTACGGCATAAATACGTCTACCGAAGAATACAGCATGATATTTAATGATGCCGTGATTGAGGATCGCAACAGTAAAACAAATTATTGGCTGCAGAGATACTCGCAAGGCACAGCGACACTCAAGACAGTACTCGAAGAGCTTGATGGGATGACAGATAAAGAAGCTGAAGAAGAAGCTCAAAAGATAAAAGAACAAAATCAAACTATTGATACAGGTTTTGTCGGTATATGACAGCAGCCGCGATGTTATTCGAAATGGAGACGGAAATCATACATAATATGATACGTCTCTTGGAACGCGGTTCGGTAGACTCTGCGATATGGCAAGCCGAACGACTGGCAGAACTCGGATTATTGAAAGCACGGAATAGAAAGATCACAGAACGAGAACTGCCAAAGATAATTGAACAGGCAAAGAATGAGATAAAAGCGGCTGGCTATTCAGCCGCAAATAGAATTGACTGGCTTGCATCAGATGATAAACTCAAGGATGCTTTACCGGTAAGCGCGAGTCCGAGACTACGTGAAGTTATCGGAACATGGGAAAATCAGACCATGAACCAGATGAATAATCTCGGAATGACATTGATTAAGCAGTCGGAAAGATTATACATTGACACCATCTACAAAGCAACTGCAGAAAGGCTGTCGGGCGTTACAACGTCAAGGGAAGCAATAGCAAAAGCAAGCGCGGAATGGCGCGCAAAAGGTCTTCCGGCGTTAGTAGATAAAGCTGGACGGCAATGGTCGTCTGAAGCTTACGCGCAGGTTGTTGTAAGGTCTAATGTCCGTCAAGTATCGACGGAAACAGCCGCGGAAAGATGTGATGAATTAGATATTGACCTTGTCGAAGTATCAAGTCATTTGGGGGCGCGTCCTTTGTGCGAACCGTATCAAGGCAAGGTTTACAGCCTGCACGGGAAAACTAAAGGCTATCCGCTATTATATCAAGATACAAGTTACGGAGACCCTGCCGGTCTTTTCGGATGTAATTGCAGGCATACGTTTTACCCGTATCAGCCGGGTACAGAAAAGACATATAAGCCTTACCCGAAAAGAGAAAATGATAAGGTATATGAATTATCACAGCAACAGCGCAAACTTGAAAGAAATATACGACAGGCGAAACGGGAAGAGAATCCCGAAAAGGTCAAAGAATATCAATCTCAGTTACGTACTCTTGTTAAAGATAATGACTTAACAAGACAGTACGCAAGAGAACAAATATATTAAGGAGTTGGAATGAAAAGAAAAGTAAACAAAAAGCGCGGTATCCCGACGGCAGTAATAAAAGAAACTGTTTTCGGTTTTCTCGCCGAAGTAATCAGAATGCCATTAAGCAAAAGAATCAAATTTGCAATTAAAATCATAAGGGGTAAAATATGAGCGAAGAACAGACTCAGCAGACAACACAAACAGAACAGACTCAGCAGACAACACAAACAGAACAGCCGAAATACACGGATAAACAGCTAAATGACCTTATAGCTAAAAACAGCGGAAAAGAACTCAAAAAGACGCTTGAGGCATACGGGCTTAAATCTCCGGAAGAAATCGCTGAACTCGTTAAGCTTAAACAGTCTCAGATGTCGGAATCCGAAAAGACAGCCGCAAGGATAGCGGAGCTTGAAGCATTGCACAAGTCAGCACAGGAAAAAGCAGACGCTGCAGAGGCAAAAGTTGAGGCTATTGCTAAAGGCGTTCCGGCAGACAAAGCGGCTAAAGTCGTAAAGCTTGCGATGTCCGGCGACTATGAAGGGGATAGTATAGCGGATAAGATCGGAAAAGTTCTAGCGGAGTTCCCTGAATTTATCGCAAAACAGGGAGGAGCTGACTTCGGAGGCAAGACCGATGGTCAAACTCCGAACAAAGAAGACGAGCTACGAAAGAAAATGCGAGAAGTTGCCGGATTAAAATAAAAAGTACTTGACAAATGTTTAGTATTGTAGTATATTGACTAAAACTCGCCATCATTTCCGCTCGTTCGGGAGCTAATCCGAAGTAAAAAGGGCTTGAACTTTAACTCAAGGTAATAACAAAAAACTAAGATTAATGGCAGGCTCTTTTTTTATGCCTGCCGAAGGACAAAAACAAATGGCAAACACAGTAACAAAAGCCGTTTTGTATACCGAAATTCTTGACGGTGTACTTGCGGCTGGTCTCACTTCCGCGCCATTGACAGCGGATGAAAACCGTGTCAGATATTCAGGCGGTGGAACGGTAGAGATCGCTAAACTCTCGACTTCGGGATTCGGAGATTATTCAAGGTCTTCAGGTTATCCGGACGGTTCGGCTACTCTTACTTGGGAAGCGCATGCAATCAGCATGGATAGAGGCGTTAAATTCACAGTTGACGTTATGGATCAGGATGAGACTATGCAGACGCTTTCGGCTACAAACCTTATCTCTGAATTTACAAGAACTCAGTCAATTCCAGAAGTCGACTCTTACAGATACTCTAAAATCTTCCAGAACATCGTTAATGATTCGACTGCTAGATTCGAGTATTACACTCTTGACACGACTACCGTGCTCGGGAAACTTCAGGGTAACATCGCAGACATTCAGAACGTTATCGGCGAACAAGAGCCGCTTATCTGTTTTATATCTGGTGAAGCGTTTAAGTATTTTACACAGTCGTCTCAGCTTTCTAGACAGCTTTGCGTGCAGAACGTAACCGGTGCGAACGGTATTACTACTAAGATTTACGACATTGACGGTGTCCAGCTTGTACCAGTACCTTCAGCGCGCATGAAAACAGAATACGCATTCAGTGCAACTAATGGCTACTCGGTTAAACCGTGGGCTATGACTATGAACTGGATCGTCATGGCGAAATCTGCGGCTGTTGCTTTCACTAAGCACAACAAACTTAAAGTATTCGGTGCAGATGTCAATCAGACTGCCGACGGCGAACTCATCCAGGCTAGAATGTATCATGACCTATGGGTATATGAGAACAAACACAACGGAATATTTATCTCATTGAAACCCGCAACTATCGCAGGTTTCTCGGCGGCTGAACTTAAAACAACCGGTGCGACTAACGTAACTTACACTATTGCAACTTACGCAAGCAGAGACACTGGTCATAAGTTCTACTACTATGACAACGGCAAAGCAACAGACTTTACAGCTCCAACAGCTTACTCAGTTTTTGACACTACTGGATATGTTGAAATTGTTTCAGCAACTGAAGTTGCTGATACTGTCTCAAGCGGTTATTACGGTGCACTCGTTGAGCTTGACGAAAACGGTCGCGCGGTAAGATTTAAATCTATTAAGGCATCGGCTTAACCATGGCGAAGTCGATTCTTGACAGACTAAAAGAAGGTGATTTTCTCACTGCGGATTATGTCCGCACTTATGGGATGATAGAGTCGGCTTCGTTTAATCGGCTATTTGAACTTGAACCAAGACTAGGCATGTCCGCTAATGACGCGGGCGTGCTTTAAATTATTACTATGAGGCTGTATAATGCCATACGCAGACAACACTTTTTACCGTGATACATACGCAGGTGCAGCCGTAAGTGATGACACCGAATTGACAAGACTATTGACTAAAGCGTCAAACGATATTGATTTAATATGCAATTATAATTTCACTTTTTCAGAACTCGACGCGACAGACCAAAAATTTGTTAAGATGGCAACTTGTGCGCAGGCGGAGTCTTACGCCGTGCATGGTGAAGACGGTCAAGACTT